ATTACTTGTGTATATAAATATTCGAGAATCATATAAAAAACTTAGTTAAAAAATTGATGGGTACAAAAAAGCCTCAGTTTAATACTGAGGCTTAGGTGTTTATCTATTTTTTCTTTCTATAAAAATTGAAATGTCGACTATGTTCGAATACGTTGGTGATGATAATATTTATCAAATCATCCAATGCTGGCCTAAGGTCGTTTGAGTTGACAGGTGTCTCGCTCTTCAAATATAGGGTTATTTCGCAATTGACAAAGCTGCGTTTACCATATTTAACACCAGACTCTCTAATGTCAAAATCGATAATGGTTCTCTCTCGTAAAAATGGTGTAGTAATGTTTGACGTTAACGTATTGTAAATCGTTTGTCGGACCCTCTTATCAAGCTCTCGTATGATACGGGAGTACTTGAGCTTGTCGTCTTGCTTCGGGTCGGCCCACCCTGTTATTTGGATATATAAGGCCTTAGGGTTCTTATTGTTTACGCTGCCATAAACAATGTTGTAATTTTTAAATGTGTCTAGTTTAAGTTCTATTCCTTTTTTCATATTTTTACCTGGTTTTTACAAATATATGTAAAATATTCCAGATAGTCAAGTAGCTTAAAACTTACCCCAAACTGCAATCGCTATTCCTAATAGAATCTGTACGAATGTAATGATAGCAATAGTGGCACCCCACTTTGATTTTTGTCTGTATAGCTCATCCTTAGCCTCTTTCATTTGAGTTGGTGACCATATATCATTAACCTTCTCAATCCAAACTTTTTGTTCTTTAACTGCTCTTTCGGTGCTCTTGAAATCAGATAATGTGTTACTGATTTCTTGAAATTTAATGGTGAAGGTATCTCTCATACCCTCATAGTTATCGTTAAGTCTTTCTAACTCTTTTATTACTAGCTTACTATAAACACCCCAGTCTTCCGATTGAATAAATTCTTTTTTGTTGTCTTTATCTAATGTCATGGCTCTTTGCTTTGGTTTACCATTGCGTCTATCTTCGCAACCATTTGTTCATAAAATCTTATTTTCTTATCTTTGTTTTTTTCCAAACCCATTGCTTCTTTAGCAGTGGATATTAACTCTCTCAACTCACTGACTATATCGAAATAATCAATGGTGTTATATTTGCTAGTTAATTCTCTTAATTTGAGAATATTATCGCTTACAACTCTTTCTGAAAACATGGCTTTAGTTTTATAACTTTATTTTTATTCGCTAATTAGATTATTCTTTAATTCTATCAACTTAGAAAATCTAGGAGCAAAGTCGCTTTCGTTTAAGTTCTCTTTGTCTTCTAGCAACTTTCCCTTGACTCTTAATAATCGCTCTTTTGTTTCAGCGTCTCCTTCTTTAATAAGACCATCAACCAAATCCATACACTCAGTAACTGTTTTAACATAAAGCTCTTTTTTGATACCGAAGTCTGAATTAATTAGCATTTTAATTATTATCTTATCATCTACCGATAGTGTATCGTACTTCTCATTGTACTTCTCAGTCATGAGCTTGGTTAATATACTAATCGGCATGTTAATACTTTCTGTAACTTCTTTTGGTTTATTTGAGGTAACGTAGGCGGTTACCACCTTAATTTCGTCGGTAACATTACCAACGTTATTAGCTGTTCTTTTGACAAAGATTAGGTTTGATAATGATTCATGAAGTTTTGATAATTCATAATCACCACTTAGCTCACCTAAAAGGCTTCCCAATTTTTGGTTTTCTTTTAAGATAAGAGCCTTATCGTACTTATCTAATAATTTGATGTTTTCTGTTATGAAAAGATTAGCGGAGAACGAATCGTTATCCACTTTGTTCTCAATATTGTGATAAACCAAAAACTCCGTTCTTAGCACTTCACTCTCTTTTATTGTCTTGATGTATTGTTTAAACAATTTCTTGCTAGCATCGTCTTTTTTTCCGATGCCCTTTATTAACAACTCATTAAAACCGTTTTTAATCTTTCCAAAATTTTGCATTATATGTACTTTAATTAATAAATATCGTTATTCTCTTAAAAAAATTCTTACTCAGCTAACATTTTATCAATATCGCCAATCATGCTATTCACACTCTCATTGATTCTGACATTTTTGTCATAGACTTTGACCTTTTCTGGCCCTTTTTCGGCCTTATTTGACATACTAATCAATCTATTAATAAACTGACCTTTATATTTTTCGGTCCTATGATTTAATCTTTCAGTCAAAGCAGCTTTCTGCTCAGTCAAAATCTTTTCAACTCTTTTAATACCTTCAGCGGTTGTTTTTGGTTCAGCAGCTGGTTCAGCCTCAGCTCCAATGTCGGTACCAGCCTCAGGTGTGCCGTCATCTTCGGTTCCAGCACCAGCATCAGTTCCACCAGTTTCACCACCAAGACCTTCTTCATCACCTTCTTCATCGCCACCAAAATCTAAATCAGTGTCAGCAGTTCCACCACCACCGAATCCACCACCTAATCCACCACCGCCGCCGCCAGCTCCACCTTCTTCACCATCGGCTGGGGCACCACCACCTTTAAGTGCTAGGTCCATATCGCCGTAGATTCTATCAACTACGTCAAACATACCTGTATGTTTAATAACAGCCGATGAGTTAGCTAATTCAGCAGCAGCTGCTTTTTCCACTCTTTGTTCTAATAAATCTTGTTTGATTTCATCATCAGACCAGCCTAATATTTCTCTGTGGCCACGTGTCATTGACATTGTACCGAAACCATTTCCAGCATCGCTAACAGCGTCCTTGTATAAGGTAACCTTCTGTTGAGTGTGTTCAATCTTAAGCATCTCAGCTTGTGTTGATGGGTTATTCAATGTAAGACTAAAGTTATCTAAGTCTTCGTCGAAGCCTAACAAGTACAAGTGAATTATAACAATCTTATTCAACTCTTGTAACATAGCTTGTTGAATTCTATTAACCGTCCTAGAGAAACGAATATCTTGCAATGCTAAGTTCTTACCTTCGCCAGTTGGTTCTTCGAAACCTAAGAATGACTTCGGTACTCTTAATGCAGTAAATAATTTTCTTTGTAGGTATTCGATATCAGCAATTTGGTCTAGGTTTGTAGCACCTGGTAGGGTATCGATTGGGTTCGGAGCATCCTCACTTCTAACTGGAATAAAATAATCTTGGTCGTTAGACAATTGATTATATCTCAAGTCCATCTGGCCCGTCTGTGGGTCAACGATAGGTGTCCTCTTAAATCTGTTTGCAATTGCATTTACGTATGGTTCAACATCCTTGTCATCCATGTTACCAACGTATATTTTATAAACTCTTCTCTCTGGGGCTCTAGTTACACGGTAAACCAACATTGCATCTTCCGATAACAATAATTGCTTCCATATTCTTCTAGCCTTTTCCAACACAGATGTACCGTAAGGTAATCTTCTGTCATCACCCAATAATCTAAAGTGGGCCATCTGCCAAGAATTGAACTCAACATCTCTGCCTCTCCAATAAAACTTAACCTTGTCGGTTCCAGCCTCAGCACTTTCTTGTTGTGTTAATGTATCGAACAAGCCAGCCTCTCTTCTTTCCATTTCATAGTTCGGCATTTGCTTAGCACCAACAACACCTCGTCTATCGTCGATGTTAAGGTATACGAAGTTATCACCGTACTTACAAGTGTTTCTAGTCCACATCGGCAATGATGTGTGGATATCTAGCCTATTGAATAAAAGGTCCTCAACAATACCCTTGACTCTTTTGCTCTCAGAATAAACGTTAATCATTCTGCCGTTTGAGTTAAGTGTTGTCGATTCTTCCATCATGATATCCAATGTTGCAGCTATCTCTGGATAGAACTCCATGGCTTCAAAATCGGAATAGGAACCTATTCTAGTTGTTTCGTAGTTAATTGCTTGTTGAAATAGTCCATGTTCAACCTTTTTCCATACCTTACCTAAGTATTGGTTTTGTTGAGCCTGAAGCTTAGCAGTCTCATACTCAACCTTATCGGTTGTTTTTAATAAAACATCTTTCTTGATGTTATATCTCTGCGTCTGAGGTTGAATATCTTTTGTTTTTATTCCATCTGGGCCTAATATCTTGCCAAGTTTTTGGAATACGGTTAAATTTTGTTTTGCCATGTTTTTTGATTAAATTATAATTCTTTTATTACAAAAATAAAGGTTATTTATTTTGTTCCACTAAATAACCACATATACTGACCAGTCGGGTCTTGCATGTTTTTTGACACGATTGGGTGGAAGTTCGGCCTTTGTGTGGCCACTTTATGTCTATTCTCTTTAGAGACAAACCCTGTTCCACGTGCCACATCGGGTGTTATCTCATTAGGTTTAGCAGCTCCAAGCCAGCTACTTAACATAGCTTTGGTTTGTTTCTCTAACCTCTGAAGATTTTTAAATGCGTGTTCAAGGACCCATAGGCACATAGCCATAGCCATTATCAAGTCATCATGATAACCGTCCTGATGGTCTGGTCGACCATTTTTATAAACAAAGGTCTTCATCTCGCCAGTAAGTCGGCTTGACCTTATCTTAACACCATCGGTTCTAATTTTTTCCTCGAAATTTGAAATCATTTGGATACGAATGGTACTCACCTGAAGACCTGGTACCTTATTGTCCTTGTTCATAGCTTGCATCTTCTTATGCTTCGCCGACAAGATTTTTCCGTTAGGGGTGTCGTAGTGAAGAAGCTTGTAGTCAAATTCCAATAGCTTTAATACGGTAGAAACGCCCATACCACCAGTAATATCAACCACGGTATATGCATTATACATCAATCCATACTCTTCAACTACTTGGGCTAATAAATCTGGGGGAATCTTACCTTGGTACTCCATGACTTGTTCCATGGTAGTAAAATCTAATACGACTATCGTAGATGAATCCTCGCTGTCACCTCGACTAACATCACAATTATGTGTTGTTATGTGATGACACATAAAGGTATGCGTATCACATTCAAAATTATACACATTACCAGTAAATTTAGTTTTATTTATATTTTTAACCCTAAAATATATAAATTCTTTATCCTTTGAAAAATGACACGAACTTATAATTCTTTTATTTAATATTTTGAATTCATTTATGTTAAATCTATTTAATTTTGGGTCTAAAGTATCGTTATTTAATAAATTTATCAAATCTAAACTATCCTGATTTGCTAAACATAAATTATACGCTTCTTTTTGGTGGGTTAGTTTATCACAAATAATTGTTTCTTTAGCATCTCTTAATTTATTTAATGATGAGATAATACCAAGAGAAAAGATTATATCTTGAATCGATTCTAATAATTCTAAATTAATACTAACAAAGGTTACTCTTGAATTTATTTTATCACCTTTTTTAGTCTTTAACCAACACCCGTCACTATCAAAATAACCTTTTATTAATTCTATTTTATATTCTTTAGGTATAAATTTTGCCCATTCTGGTATTTTTTTACCATATGAATATTGACCAAAATTTTGAATCAAAAATCCATATAATTCTTTCGAGCTAAAAATTATTTCAAAAGTTGTATCTTTTTCTATTATTGTTGGTTTTCGTTCAAATAATTTCTCTACAATACCACATAACTTTTCAACATAATAAAACTCATTTTTATTAAAACATACCGATATAGAATAATCATATTCCCCATAATGTCCAATCCAGCCATCACCTAACCACATTCCGACAAACCACCAAAAATCTTTATTCTCTAATGGGTGTTTTAACCAAAAATCAGACCTCCCACGACTATTGAACCCCCATATTGTTTCAATATCTATTACCCTTTCTTTTTTATATATATTTGGAACCTTAATCCAATCATCAATTTTAATATCGCTTACTTTTTTATATGCAAAATTAAAATCCCAATATCTTTCATTAAAATGATAATCTTCATGGTTTTTATTATAATTTCTAACTAGATTCGAGTCACTTACTAAAATTGGGTGTTCTTTTGTGAATTTAGTTCTTCTAAATGTATTATCGACATTTATTTCATAAAT